GATCAAGTCACGGGCGAGGCGCTGAAACGCATCACTGCGGAAGACGCCAAAGGATGGTTCAGACTCTGCGACACGGGTCTATAGCATTGTGCAGAATGCTCTAGCCTTTCCATAGCTTCGCCGCTCTCGCCGCGCCGCACCTTCCGCGCCCCTAAACTCAGTGCATTCCTGAACGGAATGGTGACACGATCCTCAGCCGCTTTGCGGATAGATAGGAGGTCGCGGCAGCCAGAGCAGTGAGTGTCTGTGGGGATGCGGTTGCGTCCCCCGGCCTCCATTGGAGGTGGGCGAGTGAACCAGGCGCAATCGGATTACTTCAAGAAAGCCGTTCCGCCCGCTATGACTTCGCAGGCCGCCACCGGCGTTCCCGCCTCCGTCACCATCGCCCAATCCATTCTCGAATCAAGCACCGGCAACGAGGCCAAGATCAAGGCCGCCGGCACGGCGTGGGGCCAAAGCGATCTTGCGCTGAAAGCCAACAACTTTTTCGGCATCAAAGCCACCCACCTCAACGACCCCAACACGTACATCATGGAGCCGACGCCCGAATACGAGAACGGCGTCAAGATCCACATTCATGCCGCGTTCGAGCGCTATCCAAATGTGGCCGCCTGCTTCGTCGCGCACGCCAAGCTGCTCTCGACGGCCGGGCGCTACATCCCGGCCATGAAAGAGCGCAACGACCCCGCCGCATTCTGCTCACAGTTGCAGGCCTGCGGCTATTCCACTTCGCCGGATTACGCCGTCACCCTCATCAAGCTCATCAACGAATACGACCTGCGCCAGTACGACGCGCAGCCGATCAGCCCTCCAACAGCACAACCGCCGGCAGCCCCGGCGAAGGCAAAGCAATGAGCCTGTTCTCCGAAATCGAAAAAGTCGTTTCTTCCGTCGTCAATTTCTTCGGCAAGCTGCTTACCAGCCACGGCTGGCAGACGGTCTTCATCGCATCCGTGCAAGCCGTGGCCGGCACGGTCGAAGGAATTCTGGAAGCGACGAAGAACGATCCCGCCGCGGCCAAGATTGCCGCGATCGTCACCGTCATCAATACCGACCTGGCCACGCTGACCGGTCTTGCCGGCAGCTACACCGCCGCCGCGCACAACACATTCGTTTCCACGGCTACCAACCTCGTCAACGTGATCCAGTCGAACGTCGGAAGCATTCTGTCGCTGCTCGACGTGAAGAATACGGCGCTGGTCTCCTCGGTGACCGTGATCGTCAACCTGGTGGCGTCCGGGCTCAAAGCGATTCTGGCGCTCGTTCCCGCCACCCCAACGCAAACAACCTAACCCCAACCACAGCAAAACCAGGCCAGGATTGGCGGGGCGCGGCGCGGTCAACGGTCGCGCCCCAACCGGGAATTACCGGGAACAGGAAGAGGCGAACATGTCGGTCAAGCAACTCAATTTCACGGGGATCTCGCGAGCTAGGTACGAAGCCCTGCAAACGGAGATCTACAACGAGACCGCAGTCAAGCTCGGTGGTGATTCGGGCACGTACACCATCCCCGACGGAATCGCGAAAGGGATGAAGGTCGCTTACGCTTTCGACGAGGTCGCGCAGACGCTCGATGTGACTTGCGACGGATTCTTCGCCGGCACGGCTGGAAAGAAGATCAGCGCGCTGGTGAATTCGGTTCACGGATGAGACAAAGTTTTTCCATAGCGGCGTTGCTGTTTGCGATCTGCGGTTGCATGTGGAGCTGCGGAGGCGGAGGGGGAGACTGCGCCTTTGCGCAGAAAGACACCGCGACCAAGGCCGAGCTTGAAAAGCGGCTGGCGGATCTCGACGCGCAATTCTGGTCGACCAACGACCTCGGCCAGATGAAGAAGCTCAACGCCGAGATGGAGATCGTGCGCGACCAGTTGACTACGATGGACATCGACGCGCTGCGCGCCAACACGGTGACGCTCGAAAAGCTGAATGAGGAGATGCGCCCGCAGATGGACCAGGCGCGGCTCTCGATGGAGAAGCTGCAGACGCAACGCTGGCTATGGAAGGCGCTGAGCTTTTGGAAATGGAGAATGAGATGACGGGCTTCGGCATTTTCACGGTCTTTATCGCGCTCGCACTGCTGTTTCTTTCTTTCTGGATAGGCGCCAAGTTCGGCGGCCGCTTTGCCGATCGAGAGCTGGACGAGGAGCGCCGGCACTCGGCCACGCTGCGGAAACAGCGCGACGAGGCGAGGGCGAACCTCGAAATAGCCCAGAAGAACGTGCGCAAGGCCGGCATCGACGCGCGCAGAATATTTCCCTGGTTCACTTGCCTGCTGCTGCTTTTCGCATGGCCGGCGCTGTCGTGTGCCCAGGCCGCGCACCCGGCTCCAACCGCCGCCGACTTGCTGCGGGGCACAAGCTACGCTCCGGGTGAAAACCTCGAAGCGATGGACACGACGGCAATCGCGAGCGCCGCATCCTCGATCGACATTGCCGCCTACTCGCTCACCGATCCGGCGATCGTGGACGCGCTGGCAGCCAAGGCGAAGCAAGGCGTAAAGGTCCGCATCTATCTCGATCGCGGCGAGCTGCAGGCCGAGTGCCGGGGAGATATAACTTGCTCCCGCGTCGCGCTTAGCCGACTTATCGGTCTTCCGGGGGTTGAGATACGAGTCAAGTTTTCGAAGGTGCTGATGCACTTGAAGAGTTATCAGATCGACGGCGGCCTGGTGAGGGACGGATCGGCCAATTTCAGCCAGCAGGGGGAGCGCGGCCAGGACAATTCCGCAACCTGGTCGACCGACCTGACCGTCGAGGTTACCTTCCGGGTGGAGTTCGCGGCGCTTTGGAACCGGCCGGGGAACCTGACGGTTGCGGACGCGATAAAAGCGAAGTAAAGGCGAAAGGCCGTTTAGAAGCCGCTGGGCGGTTCTTTGGCGCGACCGGGGTCTGAGCCACGCGATTTTGGTCTCCGGGGGGTAAAATGCGGGCGCGGAGGCCGGGGATCGGCACTCCAGAGGAGGATTGAGATGGCTTTTGAGAGAAAATCGGCCACACCGAAGGCCGAGGTAAAACGGATGTGGCCCGGCGGTCCGCTCCGCCAATTCTCACCTACTCGGTTTAGCGGGTCAATTCCGATGGATGGAGGCGGCCATGTCGGGTCCTACGTCTGCGACGTATGCGGGAATGTCGTTGCCGGCGTATATGAGTATCCGGGGGGCTGGCGGTGCGCAGGCTGCCGGAACGCTCCGGCCAAATCGGAGCCGGAAGGCGAGTTAGCCGCCGCCTAAGTCGGGTTCTAAGTCGGCGGTCGCCGGGAGTAAGTGCTGGTAACCTGCTCTTTTTGAAGGGGTAACATGGGCGATAAATGGGCTCTATTTTGGGGTTGGTGGGAAGGTAAAAAAACCATGGCCGGAGGCGGCGCGATCGTGGCGGGCGCCGTGGCTGCCATCTGGTACGGAAAGCTCGACCCTTCCACCGGCCTGATGATCGCCGGAGCCGGCCTCTCGATTGGGGGTTTCGCGGCCAAATTGAACCGCCACCAGGCGGAGCTGCTCATCGGGCTGCAAGCCATCGCCGAAGCGGGAGCCGATAGCAGAGCGGGAAAGCAGGCGAACGCGGTGGTGGACATTGAGAATGCGGCGCGCCAGCTCGCGGCCCGGCGTTGGAACCCTGAAAGAAACAGCGGCGGCGCGACCGATCCGAACTGCACGAATCTGGGAGGCGACGCCAAGTGACCACCCTCGGCTTGAACGAAGCGCCGCCCGCAAAGACGGCAATTGACGTGAATCTGCGATCGGGCCTTTTGCGCCACTTGGGCGTCGCCGTGAGCGGCGCGAGCGGAGCGACGGTGGTGCTGGGCGGCTACGAAGTACTGCGCAGCCAACCGGCGCAGGCGTTCGCTCTGTTGCAGTCCTGGGGACCGTTCTTTCTGCTGGCGCTGGTGGGCATCGTGTTCTTGGGCAAGTTCCTTGAAGGGTCGAATCAGACGGTGCGCGAGAGCTTCAATGTGGTCGCGGAGGCGGTGAGAAGCTCGGCCGATGCCAGCGGCAGAACCGCCGACGCGTTGACCAGGCTGGCCGATCAGGGGGGAAGGCAGGCCGAACAGGTGGAGCGGCTGGCCATCTATTCGGCGCAGGAATTTCCGCGCGTTTACGAGCGCTTCGATACGCAGGATGCGCTGCTGAAGGATTTGGCCGGCTCGATCGATTCTTTCCGGGTACACGTCGACCGCAGCAGAGATCAGGACAATGGGGGCACGGATGGAAGCCGCAGAGCTTAGATCGATCCAGATGCGCAGGCGCAGGGGCATCGTCCTGAAGCTCGTCCGCGAAGGGCATGAGAACCAGCTCTCGCGCATGGACGATTTCGAACTGTGGGCGATGCTGCTCAAGATGGGCCAGACGGTGGGCCGCGACCAGACGGTCACGCTGCTGCAGGATCTGCGCGTGCTTGAATATCTCGACTTCAAGCAGACGGCCAACGAGTTCAGCGGACGCATCGAACTGAGCCAGATCGAGCTGACCGCCGGGGGACTGCGCTTTGTCTCCGCCGGCAGAAGCAACGAAGACGTGCTCCTCACGTAAAGGCGACCCATGACTACCAGACCCAAGACCGGACAGGTCCGGAAGACAAACCTTCCTCTGAAGATCGACCGCCTGCCCCAGGCGGCGCGGGATGCGATCAGAGCGCTTTACGACCGCGGGCGCACCTGGGTCGAAATCTCGGCGCAATCGGCGAAGCCGTATAGCCCGGACTGGGAAAAAGACGGCGGCGGCTTTATCGACTGGGTCGAGGTGGATACGGACGCGCTCGAACTCTTTCCCGGATTATGTCTCGCGAAGTCCAGCCTGCAACGCTGGTTCGACTTGCGTGTAAAACAGGTGCGCAGCCAGGTGCTGGCCGAGAGCGCCAAGGCACGCGCCTTCGCCGAAACCTTTGCCGGCAAGGATTTGCCAGAGTCGAATGCGGCGGTGATGAACGCCATGCGCGATGTGGTCTTCAACCTCATGCAGAGCGTGGGCCCCGGTGACCAGGCCAAATTTCTCGACGGGCTGAATCAGCTCTCGCTGACCATGAGCCGCCTGCAGCGCGTGGACCTGCAGGCCGCGCGCGTGAAGGTCGACCAGCGCAAGCTCAAGCTGCTTGAGGAGCGCGAGCAGAAAGCGCGCGAGCAGCTCGACCAGGCCACCCAGCAGGCGGCAAAGAAGGGCGCGGGGCAGTTCTCTCTCGATGACATCAACCTGCTGCGCGAGCGCACCTTTGGTTTGCCGCCACTGGTGACCGCGCATGATTGAAGTCCTCGATCGCGAGATCAAAATGCCGGCCGTGCTTCAGATGCGCGCGTACCAGCAGCGTTGGATCGACGACGACACCCGCTTCAAATGCGCCGTGAAGTCTGCCCGCATCGGCTTCAGCTTCGCCACCGGCTACCGCCGCGTGCAGAAGTCCATGCTGATTCCGGGGCGGACTACGACAGTGCTTTCGGCTTCGAAGGCGCAGTCGGTTGAATTCGTCGAGACCTGCTCGAAGCTTTGCCAGCTGATGGGCGGCACGGCGCGCATGGTCGCGAATGAGGACTTTGTCGACGCGCTCGGCCGCATCGAAGCAATTCAAAGCAGGATCACATTTCCCAACGGCAGCCGCATCATCGCGCTGCCCGCCAACCCGCGCACGGCGCGCGGCTATCCCGGCGATGCGGTGCTCGACGAGTTTGCGCATCACGAGGATAGCTACTCGATCTTTGCCGCCGTTTTTCGGCAGGTCGCGCTGGGCAATTCGCTTGAAGTTCTGTCGACGCCCAACGGCGAGCAGGGCAAGTTCTACGACATCGCCCGCAATCTGGGGCTTGAGATGGGCGTCGCACCGGCCGAGCTGCCGGTCGAGAAAGACGGATGGTCCGGTCACTGGGTCGATGTCTACAAGGCCGTGGTCGAAGGCTGCCCCATCGACATCGAGGGAATGCGGCGCGGCCTCAACGACGATGAGACCTGGAATCAGGAGTTCTGCTGTGTGTTCCTCAAATCCACCGGCGCGTGGTTGACGCTGCCGTTGATCTCCGGATGCGAGGACGCGGAGACGGGCGCCACGCTGCTGCACATGTACCCTGACTCCGGGCTTCTAGTCGATTTCGTCGCCAGCTTCAAGAAGCGCGGGCCGCTGTCATTGGGCATCGACGTGGGCCGCGATCACGACGCTACTTGCGCCTGGCTCGATGAAAAGATCGGCGACGTCGCCTGGACGCGCCTGGTGCTCTGGCTGCACGTCATCACCTTTCCCAATCAATTCAGGATCCTCAACCCGATTCTGAAGATGTGCTCGCGCGGCGCGATCGACAAAACCGGCATGGGCTCCGGGCTCTACGACCTGCTGAACGAGACCAACGCCGGGCGATTGCTGGGCGTGAGCTTCTCCGGGTCCAACGATGAAGGCGTCCGCATGAAGACGGATCTCGCCATCCGCATCAAGAAGCGTTTCGAGGAAGCGCGGGTGCGGATTCCCTACGACCCTCAGATCCGCACCGAGCTGCAAGCGATCAAGCGCCAGGCCACATCCACCGGCGTGACGTTCGATGCGCCGCGCATCGAGGTCGACACGGCCGTCGCCGGCGGCCAGAAGAAGAAGGTCTTTGCGCACGCCGACGCATTCTGGGCCAAGGCCCTGGCGGACTTGGCCGCGGATGACGGCGAGTACGTGCTAAGCGTGGGGACGCCGCCCAAGCCGACTTCCTACAGCCAATTGAAGGGATACCTCTGATGGCCGATACCGAGACCCGCGAAGTTCCGCCGATGCCGCCGAAGGGAGAACTGATTTCTTCGACGAGCCTGTACATGAGTCAGATCTCGCTCTACCGCAACACGCTGGCCTTCGGGGGGACCCGCAATCCAACGTCCATCTGGGCATCGATGGTTTACAACCAGCCCGAGACGATGGCCTATTATCGCGAGCTCGAAGACAAAGACGAGGACGTGGCCAACTGCATCGACACACTCAAACTTTCGGTGCTTGAGCGCGATCGCAGCGTGCTGCCGTGCCCCGGCGACGAAACTTCGCAGGCCGTCGAGGTGAAGGAATTCATCGAACAGCAGTTGGGCAAGCTGGACTTCCACGCCGTTCTCGATTGCGTGCTCGATGCGCCGGCCTACGGCTTCAGCGTGCAGGAACTGATCTTCGACGTCTCCGCCGGGCAGGCCGAATTGATCGACATCTCGGATTGCCCGCAAGAACTGTTTCTCTTCGGCAACCGTTTCTACCCGCAGGTCGGGCAGTTGCAGTTGCTTCCCAATCCGTGGGCTTCAGAGGGCGCGCCGGTTCCAGAGGAAAAGTTCCTCATCTTCAGTTACCGCAAACGTTCGCGCAACCGCATGGGCAGGCCGCTGCTCAAAAGCGTCTTCTGGCCTTCGTGGTTTAAACGCAACGTCCAGCGGCTGTGGATGCAGTATGCGGAGAAAGGCCCCGGCACGGCCGTGGTGCATTACAACGATGCGGACAATGCGTCGGAGCGGCAGAAGGCAGTCGACATCGCGCAAGCCATTGTCGATAACGTCGCCGTCGCCGTGCCCAAGGGCTTCGAGTACGACCAGGAGCTGCTGAAGATCGCGCGCTCGCAGAACCCCCAGGTCTACGAGAATTTCTTTCGGGCGATGCAGTATTCCATCGCCCGGCGCGTACTGGGCGAAACTCTGACCAGCTTCGGCAATGAGGGCGGCGGCGGATCGCGCGCCCAGGGCGAGACCCACGCGGATACCCTCGACAAGCGTTCCGTCGAGCTTTGCCGCAGTTTGCAATCCATCGTCAACGATCAGTTGATCAAGCCGCTGGCGCTCTGGAACTTCGGCCCCACCGCGCCGATGCCCGTCTGGCAGTTCGATCTGGAAGAGGCCGAGGATCTAAGCCTGGCTTTGACGGTCGACTCCGGCCTGCAGCGCATGGGCAAGCAGTTCACCGTCGGCTACGTCGCCGATCGCTACGACCGGCCGCTGGCGAAGGGCGAGGATCCCGACCAGGTACTGGTGCCGAACGTCAATGCGCCGCCGGTGGCGTTGCGCGATACCACCAGCGCAAGCTTTGCGGAGCGCGAGGGGCAGGCAGCGGCGCTGCATGAGATGGCGCAATACGACAAGCTCTTCGCGCAGTTGCAGGGGGAGGCAAAACAAATCTTCGCACGCCGAGTGCGCCAGATCGTCGACTCGACTGTGCCGCCGAAGGAATGAGCGCATGATTGCGATCACGGTCCACGCTAAGAACCCGAAGGCGTTTCTCCGCAGTGAAACTGGGAAGCGCTTGGTTCGGGCGCTCGAAGAGGCCGCGCAAAAAAAGGCGCTCGTGGCGGCCGCTTCGCCTGATCCCTGTTCCCTGATCCCTGATCCCTCGACGCCGGAAGCGTCATAGCATGGCCTTCGGTCCCACTTCCAAGGCGCACGTCGCGCAGATCCGCCTCGGCGATCTGCTGGCGCGCCACCTTGCCGCGGCGAATCTACTCGGCCGCTTGCACGTCGCCAAGGTCGCGCTCGCGAAGACGAAACGCCCGGTGCATCTGGCGACGGTCTTCGGTCGAACCTTGAATTTCGCGGAACGGCCCACCGATGCCGAAATCCTTGCGGCCGTGCGCCGCTTGGGCCCAGCCGGGAACTATCAGCTATCGCAGAAACTAAAACAGGAGCTTCCGGGCATCACGGACGCCCAGATTATCCGGCTGGCCGACAAACGCAAACTGGTTCTGGCTCATTGGGACTTGGAGAAGCCAAGCGCGCAAGAGGCCGAACGTCGGGGCTTGATACGGGACGCAGAAGGCGAATACTTCCTTGCAGTGGCTATTCCGCACGATCAGGTCGCCGAAAGTCCTCCCGCGCCGCAACCGGCGGCATCTGAAGCGGCGGAAGGAGAAACTCTCGGCATCGGCTTCAGCTTCAACATCCCGAACACCGGCGCGATCGATTATTTGCGCGACCTGACCCCAGTCACGCGCCACGTCTTCGACGGCCTCACCAACGAATATCGCAACGACGCTTTCACCGTTGCCGGCGTGAGCGATCAGAATCTGATCGGCAAGATCCGCGATGCGCTGAGCGACGTGCTCGCCAAGGGCGGCACGCCCGACAGTTTCAGGAAAGATGTTAATGAGCTGTGCACCGAGGCCGGCGTCGAGAAGCTCGCGGCATTCGAACTCGACACCATCTTCCAGACCAACGTCGGTAAAGCGTATTCCGCCGGGCGGCTTGAGCAGTTGCGCGAGCCGGGCCTGGTGGAGGCTTTGCCTTACTGGCAATACTGGACCGCCGGAGATCTGCGCGTGCGGCCGGCGCACGCCGTGCTCGACGGCTTCTGCGCGCGCGCCATCGATCCGGTGTGGCGCCGCATCTATCCGCCCAACGGCTTCAACTGCCGCTGCTCGGTGATCCCGGTTACGGAGGAAGAGGCGCCGAAGGGAAGCTCCGAAGGCGGCATCGAACGCCTGCCAGTGATGGCCGCATTCGCGCGTCCGCCAGGTTGGAACGCTCTGCATTGGTAAGAAAGTATCTAGCCTTTTTATGCTGTTTATGCTAACGCGCAAGCCCGCGCATTGACCCGCTAAGTTGGTGCCTATGGCGAAGGAACTCACGAAGACGGTAGATGGCGCTCCGCTGACCGCCGATCAATTCGCCGCCGTGGGCGACCCTTCGAATATCGACACCTGGCATCTTCCGGTGGACACGCACAAGCATGTGAACAGCGCACTCGACATGTACGCGCACACCGATCTCCCATCGAGCCTCAAGGCTCCGGCCGCGCGCAAGATTGTGGCGAGAGCCAAGGAAGAGGGGTTGGATACGACCGATTTCGTGAAGAACCATCTCTCTTCGCAGACGCACGGCGAAGCGCCCAGGCCGTGGATTGAGATCTTCCGCGCCGGCGATTATTCCAAAACCGGCAAAGGCGTGATCAGGCCCGAGGACCTTGCCCGCGTCGTCAAAAGCTACGATCCGACCTATCACGAAGCGCCGCTCACCGTGGGGCATCCGGCGGACAACAAGCCGGCCTTCGGCTGGATCGATGGTCTGATGGCGGACGGCGGTACGCTGTTGGCCAGGGAAAAGCAGGTCGATCCTAATTTCAACGAAGCTCGGAAAGCCGGACGCTATAAGAAGCGTTCCGCCGCTTTCTACACCGACGAGAACGGCAATATCACGGGACTGCGGCATGTGGCCTATCTGGGCGCCATGCCTCCCGAGGTCAAAGGCTTGCAGGATGTTGCATTCAACGATCACGGATCGAAGTTCATCATGGTGGACTTCGGGGAGGATGAACCAGTGGCGGAAACGAAAAGCGGTTTCGAGCAGTTCAAGGCGTTCTTCGCGGAGCTGCTCAACGGAAGCAACGCTCCCAAGACCTTCGGCGAAGCCGACATTACGCGCATCGTCAACGAAGCTGCAACCGCAGCGGCCGCTCCATTGCAGGCGAAGATCGCTTCGCTTGAAACCGACCTCGCCGCGCAGAAGACTCAGTTCGCCGAGCGGGAGCGGACTCTGGCCGGTGGCGCGACCAAGCTGCGCGCCGAGCAGGCCGTCACCAAGCTCAAAGGCGCGGGCAAGTGGATTCCCGCCTTCGACAAGGCCGGCGTCCCATTGCTCTTCGACGAGCTAGCCAAGCTCAGCGTCACCATTGAGTTCGGCGAGGGCGCGGAGAAGAAGCCCACGGCGCCGTTCGACATGCTGGTCAATTTCCTGGAAGGCTTGCCGAAGATCGTTCCCGGCGGACGTCTGGTGGAAAGCGCGCCGCGCACCAGCGGCAAGCAGTCGACGGGCGACGCGCTCACCGATGCCGCCAAGGCGCGGGCAAAGGAAAAGAACATCAGCTTCAGCGAGGCTTTGGATCAGATCGCGGCAGAGCAGCCCGAACTGACCACGGCCGGACGCTCCACCGCCGGCGCTATCTAAGAGCCCGTAGCTCAGGCCTGCCGGCCTGGGCGAGATGGAGCGGCATTTTAGGGCATTCGCTGGGCAGCCGCTATTCGCCCAGCACACTTTGAACGCGAGCCCAAGGAGGGCATATGGCGAACATCAGTACCGAAACCAAAGGCCCCAAAGGCATACAGATCAAGGAAAGCCTGATTCCCGCGGCCACTTCCGGCTTTACGCGCGGATTGGCTGTGACCTACGGCTCCGATTGCAATCACGCCGCCGTTGCCGCGGCGGCCGCAACTGCCTGCATCGGCCTGATCGAAGAGGACGCGGTCGCAACCACGGAGGCGGTCGCCATCGTTGAGTTCGGGCAGTCGGTCGGCGTCATCGGCGCGGCCGTAACCGCTGGCGAACCGTTGACCACCAATGCCGCGGGGCAGCTGGTGCCCGCGCTCTCAGGTCAGCCCGTCGTCGCCATCGCCCTCGAACCGAGTTCCACCGCCGGCGACTACATCGCGGTCTTTGTCGTGGGCATCACCGGCCAGGGTTTCAGCTCCGGCAACAGCGCGGTCAATCACGTTACGGCAGCCGGCGCGATTCCGGTGATCAGCGGTACGGTGGGGATGGGAAGCGGCGCCGCGTTGGCCATGACCTTAGCCACGCCAACCAACGCGCAGGACGGAACGACCATCACCATCGTCGCCGAAACGGCGCACGCGCACAAAGTGACCACGCCCGCCAACATCATCCAGGGCAACGGCGATACGGTGACCTTCGCCGCGATAGGTGACATCGTGCAGCTACGCGCGGTGGGTGGCAAATGGATGATCGTGAGCATCGGCGGACCTACGCCGGCGGCTCTCACCGAAGTGTAATCACTCTCAACGGCGCGGCCCAGGCGGCGTCATTGAGATGCAAGCGACAAAGGATTCAACCCGCGGACGCGGCCAGGAGGAAATTGAATGGGCGGCTATGTAGGAACCATGCCGGTTGGGGCTCTCAGTGTGGCGTTGTCGAACTTCTCCAAGGAGTTCCGCAACAACGCTCTCAGGGGTGAAATGTTTGCGCCGCGCGTACCCGTGGCGCGGCAATCATTCCAGTACGTCGTCTGGAACCGCGACGACTTCAAGCTGCCCGGCACAACCCTGCGCGCGCCCGGCGACGAACCGCAGACGGTGCGGCGCAGCTATTCCGTTGCGCCTTACATGGCGCAGTCGCACGCGCTGCAGGGCGACGTGGCCTTCGAAAGCGAGAGCTACGGCATGGGCCTGGGCTTCTCCACGCGCAAGCAGCTCACCAAGCAGCTCATCGCTCAAATCAATCTCGACCGCGAGGTTGCGATCTCGAAGCTGCTTCTGAGTGCGGCCAACTTCCCGAACTATACGGATCTCACGTCCGGCTCGAACAATCAGTGGGATGTCTATCCATCGGTCCCCGAAACGGGCAGCGATGGATCGCACCCGATCAAGCAGGTCGAGGCGCTCAAGGCCATCCTTCGCCAGGCCGGCGTCCAGGATAGCGACATGGCGCTACTGCTCAGCGATCCGGTTGTGGTGGCGTTGCAGAACCATCCGGACATCGTGAACCGCTTCAAGTACACGATGCCCGGCTCCATCTCGCTCGATCAACTCAGCCAAGTCTTCCGCGTCAAGTGCGTGCAGGCCTCGGCCCTGGTGCTCTCGCGCAACAACACGGCGTCGTGGGTGTGGGGCAGCCACGCCTTCCTGGGCTACGCGCAGGCCGCTCCCACCACGGAAGACATCTCCTG